GTCTTCGGCAATCTTGCCCAGCGTCGCCGCTTGACGACCGCGTGGGGGTGCGCTTACCTCGAGACCATGGCCGCACATTGCGGCCATGCGTCCACATGACCCGACAGACCTGCAAGCCCAAGAGGCCGCGCGTGCTGCACAAGCACAACGCGACCAACTCGCCGCCGAGCAGGAACTGGACGACGTCAAGTGGTTGATGGGCAGCAAGCGCGGGCGCCGCATCGTGTGGCGTCAGCTGACCAAAGCCGCAGTTTTTCGCACCAGCTTCTCCCCCGTGGCCATGGAAATGGCGCTCAACGAGGGACGCAAGCAGGAGGGCTATCGACTGCTCGGCCTGGTTCACGCGGCGGCCCCGAACCTCTACCCGACCATGGTCGCGGAAAACCAATGAGCGAACCCACCGCAACCCCTGCCGCACCGGCCGCTGCCAATCAAGACACGGCGCCCGCTGCTGCATCGACCCCGGCCACTCCGGCCCCGGCACCTGCTGCCGCTGACCCTGCACCCGTGCAGGCCCCTGCCCCGAACCCCGAGCCGGCCGCCCCCCAAGGCGCGCCCGAAGCCTACGCACCGTTCACGCTGCCCGACGGGGCAAACATGGACGACGCCGGCCTCACGGCTTTCGGTGAGTTCGCCAAGGGTCTGAACATGACGCAGGAGGCTGCGCAGGCCATGCTCGACAAGCTCGCACCAGCCGCTGCCCAACAGCAGGCTGCGCGTCTTGCAGCAGCACGCCAGGAGTGGCAGACCGCGCTGAAGGCGGACCCTGAGCTCGGCAAGCCCGAAAACCAGGCAGTCGTCAAAGAAGCGCTTACCAAGTTCGGCGACGCCGAGCTGACTGACCTCCTCGAGGGCAGTGGACTGATCGACCACCCGGCGATCGCCCGTGCCTTCCTCAAAGCAGGCCGCGCGATCTCGCCGGACAAGGTGCTCACCGGGCGACAGCCCGGCCAGTCGCCGACCGCCAGCGTGGCGCAACGCCTGTACCCGAACATGAACCCCTGATAGGAGCACACCATGCCCGTCCTGTCCACTGGCCAGCTGACCCTGGCTGACGTTTCCAAGCGTTTCAGCGCCGACGGCAAAGTCGACCCGATCGCCGAGCTGCTGAGTCAGCAAAATGACATCCTCGAGGACGCTGTGTTCGTCGAGGCCAACCAGCCCACCAGCCACGTCGTGAGCGTGCGCACCGGCCTGCCCGCCGTCTACTGGCGTTCGTACAACGCCGGCGTGCCGTCGAGCAAGTCGACCACCGCGCAGATCACCGAGCCCTGCGCCATGCTGGAATCGCGCAGCCACATCGACGCCAAACTGCTCAAGCTCAACGGCGACAGCGCTGCGTGGCGCCTGGGCGAGGAGGCCGCGTTCGTCGAAGCCATGGGCCAGGAAATGGCCGCCAAGATGTTCAACGGCAACGTGGGTGCTGACCTGCGCACCTTCTCGGGCTTCGCCACTCGCTACTCGTCGACCACTGCAGGCAACGGCATGAACGTGCTGTCCGCCGGCGGCTCGGGTGCTGACAACGCATCCCTGTACCTGATCGGCTGGGGCGAACAGACCGTTTTCTGCCCCTTCCCCAAGGGCTCGACCGCAGGCCTGCAGTCGCGCGACCTGGGCGAGGAATCGGTGCAAGACGGCTCGGGCGGCTGGTACCAGGCCGCTCGCTCGCTGTTCCAGTGGGACGCCGGCCTCGTGGTCAAGGATTGGCGCTACGCCGTGCGCATCGCCAACATCGACATGAGCGACTGGCTGGGCGTGACCGGCACCCAAGCCCTGACCGCTGGCACCAACGTGGTCAAGCTGATGGTCAAGGCCTTGGCCCGCATCCCCAACAAGAACAACTGCCGCCTGGCCTTCTACGCCAACCGCTCGGTGTATGAGGGTCTGATGATCCAGGCCCTGGATCGCACCCAGAACGTCCTCAAGATCGAGGACGCCATCAACCAGTTCGGCCAGGACATCAAACAGCTGTCCGTGCTGGGCGTGCCCTGCCGCGTTGTCGACCAGCTCGGCGTCGCTGAGACCGTCGTGTCCTGATCGAAAGGAGATCACACCATGCTGCTCGATTCCCTGCTCAAACTGTCGGACGCTCAAGCGGTCACCGCGACCGCCGTGTCCACCAACGTCATCGACCTTTCGCAGTCCCGCGACATCGGCGTGGGCGAGGACATCTACGTCAACATCGGCGTGGACACCTCGGTCACCGCTGCAGGCGCCGCCACGGTCACCTTCGAGGTCGTCACCTCGTCGGACTCCGGCCTCGCCAGCCCCAACGTGCTGGTGGCCACCGGCGCCATCGGCAAGGCCGAACTGACCGCGGGCCGCGCCCCGATCAGCGTGTGCCTGCCGCCCTCGGTGTACGCCGCGCTGCCCACGGGCCAGCGCTACCTGGGCGTGCGCTACACCGTCGGCACGGGCCCGCTGACCGCCGGCGCGTTCACCTGCTACGTGTCCAACACCGAAGTGCATGGCGGCAAGTACTACGCCAGCGGCTTCAACGTCCTGTGATCGGAGTGAGACATGCCTCAATTCCGCGTGATCGCTGAGAAGCTGTGGCACTCCGGCGAGTGCAAGCACTACCACAAGGGGGACGTGGTCACCCTGCCCGAGGGCACGGTGGCCAAGGAAGGGGGTGCGGTCGAACTGATCGAAACCAAACCCAAGAAGGGCAAGGCTGCCGAAGCCAGCACCGAGGGTGCTGAAGGCGACGCCACCCTGGCCTGACCCGCACAGCCAGAGCGTTGAGGGGGCCACCGTGCCCCCTCTTTTTTGAGGGTTCGACATGGCGACCGACACCGACATCTGCAACCTGGCACTGGCGGCCCTTGGCGACGAGGCCACCGTGGTGAGCATTGACCCACCTGAAGGGTCGGCCCAGGCAGACCACTGTGCGCAGTGGTACCCGATCGCTGTCGAGACCGTGCTCGAGGCGCACGACTGGAAGTTTGCGAGTCGCCGGATTGCGGGCGCCGCGCTGTCGTCCCCCACACCTTCCTGGTCGCACGCCTACGCCAAGCCCTCCGGGGCCCTGCGCGTGCGCGCAGTGATCCCCCCGAACACGACCAGCGACATGGGCGAGGGCTTGGTCACCAACACGCAGCCCTTCGACATCGAGACCTTGGAGGACGGCACCGAGGTGATCGTCACCGACCAAGACAACGCGGTGTTGATCTACACACTGCGCAACGTCGACCCCGGCAAGTTCCCGCCCCTGTTCGTGCAGACCGTCGTGCGACTGCTGGCCAGCTACCTCGCGGGTCCGGTGCTCAAGAACGAGGCCGGCCGTGCAGAGTCCCGCGCGCAGCTTCAGCTTTACCAGGCGTGGCTGCTCAAGGCGCAGGCGTCTGACGCCAACCAGCGGCACGGCAGCAGCCCCCACGTGGCACAGCAGCTCGCTGCCCGTGGCGGCATCCCCTGGGGGTTTGCTCGATGAGCACCGTGCGCAGTTTCTTCCGGTCGTTCTCCGGTGGCGTGGTCACGCCGGAATTCTGGGGGCAGATCGCAGACCCCAAGTTCCAGACCGGCCTGGCCACGTGTCGCAACTTTCGCGTGCTCCCCCACGGGCCAATCGAGAACCGCCCCGGCACGCAGTTCGTTGCGCGCACCAAACTCTCGGACGCCGGCCTGCCGGTGCGGTTGATCCCGTTCGAGTACTCCACCGAGCAGACCCTGGTGCTCGAGTTCGGGCCCGGGTACATCCGATTTTTTGCTGACGGGGCCGCCGTGCTGGGCCCTTCCGGCGTACCTTACGAGGTGGTCACCACCTACCAGCAGGCGGAACTGTTCGACATCCACTATGTGCAGTCGGCCGACGTGCTGACGCTGGTGCACCCGAACCACCCGCCCCGGGAGCTTCGGCGTTTCGGCGCCACCGACTGGCGACTGGTCGACATCGTGTTCGCGCCTGCCTTGTCGGCGCCCACCGGCCCGGCTGCTGTTGCCACCACAGCGGCATCGCCCAGCAACCTGCGCACGTACTCGTACCGGGTGACCGCGCTGGCGGCCAACGGGGACGAGTCGTTCGCGAGCTCGATCGTGACGTGCACCAACAACCTCGACCAGACGGGGGCCTACAACACGATCAACTGGACGGGTGTTGCGGGCGCTGCGCGCTACAACGTATATGCGCGAGAAAACGGGTTGTTCGGGTACATCGGCACTACTGACGGCAGCGCCGGCGCGACCTTCCGCGATGACAACATCGCGCCGGATCTGAGCCGCACCCCGCCCTCGATGGAGTCCCCGTTTACTCCAAGCGGCGGCATTTTGTCGGTGCCCGTCACGGCAGGGGGCACCGGGTACAGCAGCACACTGGTCGGCGGGCAGATTGTTGCGGTGTCGGTGCTTTCCGGCGGCAACTTCCCGGGGGCCGTGCCGGTCACGGCAACGATCAGCGACCCGACCGGCACCGGCGCGGTGTTGCAAGTCAACATCCGGCGCACCACGCTGACCAGGGCGACCGTCGAATCTGTAACGGTCACCAACGCTGGCAGCGGGTACACCAACCCAACCGTGGTGTTCAGCGTTGCAGGGGCGTCCGCGGTTGCCACCGCCACCCTGGCCGTGCCCAAGGAGGTCAGCCTCACCGTGACCGACACGACCGGGTCGGGGGCGGTGCTGACGGCATCGGTGACGGGCGGCGCGATCACCTCGATCAACGTCGTCAACCCTGGCCAGGGCTACACCAGTCCGACCGTCACAATCACAGACCCAGCTGGTGGCAGTGGCGCAACCCTCGGCGCGGCCACCATCGGCGTGGCCGGTGACTATCCCGGGGCGGTCTCCTACTTCGAGCAGCGGCGCGTGCTCTGCGGGACTCCGCGCAAGCCTCAAAACATTTGGGCGACCCGCACCGGCACCGAGTCGAATCTGCAGGCGTCCGTGCCCACCCGCGACGACGACGCGATCAGCTTCCGCATCGCGGCC